TAGCAACATCGACAGGAGTTTGCAGTTTAAATGTTTTCTGTCTTGGTACTGTAACAACTTCTGTTTGCAAAGTTCTTGGCAAATTAGAAGTATAAGTGATAGTATTACTGTTCGCAGTAACCGAATAATCTGTAACGCCGTGTGTTATATCGGTGTCCGTATTACCATCAGCATCATCTGGAGTTCCCGATTGGACAGATCCAACCAAGTTACCACTAACTGCCGCAGCGCCAGGAGCTTTATTTAATGTAAAAGTTGATTGTTGTGCGACAACAATAGTCACCGTATCAACTACACCAAGATATGGCAACATGCCAGGCTCAACAGGTGCTGTTGATTTTGAATGATTCATTGCAGTATTAGAACTTGGCATATAGAATGCTTGATAGAGAGCATGAGTATAAGCACTTACAGCACTAAGAGATAACGATGTTCCTGCTGTCTCTGTCGAATAATTATATGTCTCTGACAATTCTACATCAGCACCACTAACAGCAGCAACAAAATAAGTAGTATGTGGTTTTAGTCCAACTTCAGATACCGCAGCACCCGAAACAACTTGATCAGTGTGATAAACTACTACATCGCCCTTAATAAGACCGTGTGTTGCTGGTAGGGTCATTGCGGCGCCCGATGCAGCACTAGCAGCACCACCATATGTTGTCGAATAATGCACATGGGAAGCACCATCACCACCATAAATACCAGAATCTGCTAGATTAGCAGTTGATTGTCTGGTATATAATGGATAAGTAAATCCTGCTGTCATGTCTTCGGCTTCAGAACCCGAGGTAACTAATCTTTTGCCTGTCGATCCGCCATGATATACGAAATATGGACCAGCAGATGTTCTTTGACCTAAGTTATGAGTAAAGTCTATTTGAGAACCTAGAAATACACCCGATCCGTCTAAGTTGTCGCTTAGAGAATATCTATTTGCTGGTATAAGACCTAAATCATCAGTATTCGTTACAGTGGAATTACCCATAAATACTGAAACGTCACTGGCTAGAACTTTTCTCATTGCGTGATCACCAGCTGCAGCACTTGCGGGGGTCACCAAAGTAACAGATGAAGCAATCGCAGTACTAGATCTTGGTTGTAGAAATTGTGGCGTTGCATTGCCAAGAACTTCTTCAATACCAGTATGCAAGTTAAATTGTGTTCCTCTGGCCACTGTAGAGTCTATTTTAAATTCTTGTCTGGATGAACCATACAAAGTGGACACATCTTGATCTTGTCCGGTAAATGTTTGAGTACTTGCAACCGCGGCAGCTGCGGTTACTTTACCAGACAACGCATTTCTTGCTTTGTCTTGACCATCGCCATCTGCAACAACTCTTACAACTTTTAATGAATCGCTATACGACAAAAAGTTCGCGGCAGTATACCACGATTTATAGTTAGTGTCATTGGGCGATCCGAAAGTATTCAAGAGTTGTTCTTCGCTTGAAATTTCGACTACTTCACTTACTGGACCTTTGGCGAATCTACCGACAACGGCACCAACATTCGTGATTACAGCTGGAACGCTGGTTGACGCATCTATTTCTGAAATGTTTACGCCGGGGCTTACTTGGAATGCCATTTTTTAATCTCCTTTGATTTTTATTTAATAGTATTTTGTATTTATTTATAAAAACTACAAACTCACTTATTCTCAAAATCAGACAGTGTGGTCAATTGGATTAACTCTCCATAAATCCCCACTGTCATCTACAAAACTCTCATCGTCGAGCCCACTTGATATGAATCCAAATGGCAACATATCCTCTTCTAGATGTTTCATTCGTTCGTCATATATTTCTCTTCGAATGTCTACATCACACATGGATTTAAAATATGGGTCGGTCGTCATCCATGCAAATAATATTAAAGTATCCACAAGATCGTCATTCCTACCCCTTTCAGCTTCAAATTTTGGACCTTTTTGGACAAATGATGTCAATTCGTTTATTGTTTCATAATCACGAATATATAATTTATCTTCTTCAATTAAACTTTTTAAATTCATACAACCAATTTTTTTAGTTGCCTTTGTGGTTCTGATTCCTAAACTTTTATTTGAACCGCCGAACCCACCACTAATGCTCTGGCCCTTTCTATTATCGCTCGATATACTTATTAGATTTACATTTTCCAAATCGTGATACAATATGTCACTGACCTGTTGACCCACATCATTTATTTCGACTAAAATTAGTGCTTCGTTATATACATCTGACATTCTATTGATAACAGTTGGAAAAACCATAGGTGGTATTTCATTAGATCTAAAAGTTACTACTTGTTTATATGGCATTTCGGTGCAGTCAATTATAGAAAATGCTGAATAATCCATTCCTTTTCCTCTTGACACATCTACTGTCATAAAGTATATGTTATTCTTTTTGGCCTTTTCGTATATTTTGAGAGACCCATTTTCTAATTTTTGTCTTGGAATTTTATATGGCATGTTTTTTAATTTTGTGAAATTTATCAGAGTATTCGTGCTGCCTAGAAATTCCGTATCAAACTCTTGTCGAAACTGTTCTGCGCTGGTATTCTTAATGGTCTCAGCTTTCCATTTTTCATCTCTGCCGGGCACTTCTGACCAATGCACTTCAATAGGAACATAAGAATTTCTGCCTTCTTCTGCGTCCACCCACAATTTGTAAAAGTGGTTCATACCTTGTGGTGTGGACACGATAATAACTTTTGTTGATTGCCCAGATGAAATAGTTGGATAAACTGAATTGAAAAATTCTTCTGCAAGTTCGATAGGAACAAACGCAAATTCGTCAAGAAACAAAATATTGAAAGATCCACCACGAATCGCAGAAGATGATGTCGCAGCCGCAATAATTCTAGAACCGTTTTCCAATTCTATATTACCTTTGTTCCAAACTTCAACACCCTGTTGTAACCATTTGGGAAGATGTTCATAGGCCATTTGCAATCGACCTAACAATTCTCTGGCAGTTGCAAGTTTGTTTGCAAGTAATGCGACCGAGACATCTTTGTTAAATAGAATGTAATGTAGAAAAAATGCAATACTGGTAATGGATTTTCCCGACTGTCTACCAATTTTACAAATAGTAAAACGATTATCATAAAAGTTTCGAACCATATTTTCTTGAAATGGATACATGTTAAAATTTACTAAACCCTGATCAAGATTGACAATTTTAACATATGTTTTTATAAAATGTATAGGATCTTCCATACATTTTACATATTCTTTTGCTTGTTCTTCTGTCCATTCAATTTGCACACCCGAACCTTTTAGATTTGGATTATTATTATAAATTTCATTCATTCTCTATTTTTACCCTTTAACATTTCCAATAATGCATTGGTATCTCCGACAAAAACTGAATTATTATTGACTACTTTACTAGGGCCGCCTTTTTCGGATTCTATTTTATTCATTTCAATTTGCAATTTTGTCAAATCTGCAACCATATCTGAAGTTGTTTTCATAAGCTGACCTACAACCTCAAATGCTCTTGGGTGATCGCTTTCTTTCGCAACCAGCATCATATGTGATAATGCTTCTTGGCCGGTGTCTACTAAATTGTGCAAAGTTTTTCTTCTTAGTGCATAATCATCTGATATTTCATCACCCCGAGCAATTTCCTTAGATTCTTTATCTTCCATTATTTCTATTTCGGTAGATTTCATATCATTTTCTATATCCAAAAATTTACTCAAATGTTCATTATTAAATTCTTTCATTATTCATCTCCAAAATCTTCATCAAATGTATTCACAAAGTTCCAAGAACCGCTTTCATTAGATTCAACGGGGTCTGTAGTAATCGTGTTTCTTGTAAATTGATCTGTTGTATTTAATTTTTTGGTATTAGTTATGGCTGTTCGTATTATCTTTTGTTCTCTTTGGAGTCCATATAAGACACATTGCATGGTAAATTCCATTGTCCAGACTAGAGATCTTCTTGTCAAAAAATCTCCTTCATACTCGTCCTGATAATCAACAGCATTCAGTGTCAAAGGCGTGTCTCTTACAATTCCCAACTCGCTGACTTCTTTAATAGGTATAATAAAAGATGGAGTAAAATATGGTAATATCTGCTCAACTATTTGAGTCGCATCATCTGCATTTTTTGTCATTATAGAAAGAGTGAATGAAATATCATACGGAACTGGATTGTATATGACATTTTTTTTATTGATATCTGTCGAATGATTTTGTTTTGTTATCTTTCCAACCTTTGATAATTTTCTATCGGGCGAATATGTAAACCCTCCGATTTGAAAAGACATTCTAGGTAAAGTTATCGCAGCGTTGCCGTTTTCATCTACCTTATTAATTCTGGACAAATATTTCTCAGTGGGCCCATATGCTAATGGCACATCAATAGTTTTTACGGTCGCCCCAGCAGAGTTTTTATGTTTTATCTGCACATCATTGAACATAGAACCAAACGCGATTACATAATTTCTAATTGTCCCTCTATAAAAATGTGGATTTCCTAACATTTAGTAGTCCTCACTAAAAGGATTCGTGACAGTAAAATCTATCACGCCATCTGTTGTCGTAGTTGAAAGTGGAATCAAACCAGTATCCGTATCAGCTTGATTATCTATTGTATTATCTACCAATCCAGCCGCTGAGAAATTGTTGTCGATTTCTACTATGCCTGTATTTATCGTTTCATGGGAATACTCAAACAATTCGGATGTCAATTGATAGACATGCATTTTTCCTAATTGATAGAAGGGTATTTCATCTTCTACAAATTTTATTTCAAATGCTTTGTCTACTAATGGCAAATATATCAAATCGCCAACCTTTGGTCTTTCAAATCCGACTTCTGCCAAAAACCTAGATTTTGATACTATCGTAACTATTTGATCTTGTACCGTCAATCCGAATTGAGTTAACATATCACCCTCTCCTTCAAATCCATCAACACTTTCTATGTGCATTTCTATAGAATGAGTATTAGTAAAAGAAGATATTGCTTCATTAAATATAGTATCTTCTTTTACTATATCTCTGGGGATATATGTAAAATCTTGACCGTGCATTTGAATAGATTCTATTACAAGACTACCTATTAAATCTTGTTCTTGGGTGTATGTGGTAGTATTGATATAAGCATTAGTTACCATCTGTCTTATCCAATCATTATATCAACAGGCAATTCGTAGTTAAGAGACATTTGCTCTTCAAGGATTTGAATTTCCTCTTTTGCTTCTTGTAAAATATTTGCCCCATTAAAAGTTACACCGCCTGGCAGAGCAACACCTTCAAACTTGGCCAAATTCTCGCCCCATTGTTTTTTAATCAACGCAGTTGCATATCTTTTCAGCCACCTATCATTCCACACATCGGTGTAAATATTGGGGTCAATTATTTTTGTCACTTCCATAATAACATATTCATCCACTTTTATGTCAAACCCCCAATCAACATCCATGAATAGTTTATTCATATGTCTTTGGTATCGAATTGGCACGGTGCCATGAATAATGGTATTTACCATTTGTAGGTGATCTTGAGTGACCTGATATGTCAACATTTCTGCACTTGTCAGATTATATACATCGTTCAAAAATAATTGATATTTAACATCAAACATGTTTGTCGAAAAACTATTTTTTTGATATAGTGGAATTACCTGTTTAATTCCTATAATACTCTGGTCTGTCGTGATGTAATTATTTGTAATATCAGCCGCAGTCAATTTATAGGGAACGTATGTATCTTCTACCGCATCGAAGTGATAGTCTTGATAATACTCTAAGGCATCGTCAATTCTATCTTCGATTTGATCGTCCGACACATTTATTTGTATTACGGGAGACCCTAGTTTTCTTTGACAATATGATTTAAACGCTGTGCGAGATGTGATAGCAGGCATAACAGTCCTCTTTTATGACTATTTATAATTATAATTCCCCAAGAGTTACCAAACCCTTTTCTAAAAGAATTTCTCTATTTGCCATATGTGCAGCCTGTGTCTCGTCTTTACTGCCGCCGAAATACGGTACTGCATGATTTTCTTCGATCATAATTTCGGTAAGACGTTTTCCTTCAAAAAGAAAATCTCCAAGGACTCTACCGAATTTTCCTGTCTTGTCTTTTTCGGTTTTAATCATTTGCATACTACCGATAGGCATCATAGTTTTGACAAATTCTTTCGCAGCAAGGCCAAATGCCTTTTCTGTCAAATCTCTTGTTCTTGATTCTGGCGTATCAATTCCCATAATTCTAACACGTTCTTTGTGCATCCAGACACCGAAACCAAGATCTATATCCACGTCCACTGTG